TTACAAGACTATCTTCAATCATTCTTAACTGGTTAAGTGCCTTGATTGCTTTATGTAAATATGATAGAACTGTGCCTTTATTACGATCTACTAATCCAGAACTACAATATACTACAGAATCTTTAGCAATTTTAACTGATCCTTTTCTACCACCAGCACCTGCAATCATACCAGAATTATAATTTGGTTTTGCTGTATATAAAAAATATTCCTCAATCTCTGGTTCATTTACACTCTCTTGAGGACCTTTAGGACCTAAGTCTAGTAATCTTGTTTTTGGATCCTCTTTCTTTTGTTGACGAACAAACTTCATCTTCATGGGATCAATATATCTAAGATCCTGTATTCCAGCCATTGGATTTTTTACATCTATGACTTTTAGATAGTATAGTCTTCCATCTACATACCAGTTTCTGAATATCTCATGTGCTTTGCGGTCAAAGTCTAATATTTCTTTTATATTTTTGAACTCGTCTCTAATTACTTTTTTGAGTGTATCTCCAGCATTTAAATTTGATAACTCTATTTCAACTGGAGAATCATATAAATCACTAACTATCGCTTCATTAACAACATCTTCAATAGCACCATCTGCTTCTGGATGTAGAGCCATCTCACGATATCTACGAATGAGATCATGTTCAGTTTTATAAACACCTTCAATATCAAGATAAGATCCATAGAATCCACTTGAAATATAATTATCAACCCCGTCCTGATTTGTTTTCGGGACAGGGGATATTACTGACGGTGATTTACTTTTACCATCATCAATAGAAAAACCAAACAGTTTAGCCATAGTATAATATTTTTACTTCTATTATAGCACTATTTAGGTGATTAGTTAATGTCCTCTCCACCAGCGTTAGCACCGTTACCTTTAATTGCTTCCCAGTAAAGAACTTGAAGTTCGACCTGAAACTCTTGAATTCCTTGAGCATCATAAGATAATTCAATAGGTGCAACCTGTGTTGGGAATACATCATAGAAATGATACTTTCTTAATGTCTCTCCGCTACGATCAAGTTGGAATACAAATGCGTCTGCCTGATAATCTGCTGGATTAGTTGTACCAGTGTTATCAGAAACTCTGTTGATTGTATTCATCCACTTCTCAAAAGCAGATCTGATTGCAAAGTCAGTATCGTTAATAATTGTGATTGTCCAAGTATCAAATGTGCGATCACCAGCAATTTTTAAAACCCTTCCTCTGAATGGTACTTCAATCGGAGCAACGTTAGATGCAGGTAAGTTTGCTGCTTTGACTAAGAATCTTGCCTTATTCAAAATATCATTCAAACCTTCCACATTTACTGCAGGTGGAAAAGCGAGTTCACATTCAAAGAGATTTGAACGTGCACCACCACCACTTAGTTTACTCTTGAAATCAGTAATCTTTCTTAATGGAGGTGGATTGAGTTGGTTTCTTGTAGCCATGAGTTGTTACTTCCTTAAGTTAATTAAATGTTACCGATTACTTCCTCAAAGGATACGCCAGTTCTTGTAGCAACAAAGGTTAGACCAATGAAGTTGATTGAACGTGCGGGTTTAATGAAGATATCTGCGACAAACTCATTATTGTCTATTACAGATGCGGTGTTGTTAGTTTCGTCACATATGACGACATAATCAAAGATTCCTCGTTTTGCTTGAGTATCACGAAGGAATGGTTCAACAATATTTACGAAGTTTGTTCTTGTGATCTCATCGTTGAACTCAAATAGTTGATCTCTAGCAGCAGCTGAGATTGCATCCTCAAGGTAGATGAATAAACGACGAACGTTTATTCTATCGAATGCGGATGATTTTCCAAATCCAGTCTTATCACCAAACAAGATGATACCATCACCTGGTTGGAAAATTACTGGATTAACTCTGTTTGAATAAAGTGTATCTCTTTGAAGTTTGCTAGGATTATATGCTAGTTTAACAGCATTGAGTATTGCACCTCTTGAGTTACCTGCTGGTGAGAACCAAGGGAATTGTGTAAGATCATTTCTAGCACAAGTTCCAGCGATATCACCATTTAGTGGTACATAACGGAACGTATCACTAAATCTATCGTACATATATTTGTATCCGCTATCGAATACTCCATAAGTTGTAGATGTAATTGGTGAGTAGAAATTAACAACCTCATTAGTGATTTGAGAGTCACTATTTACAGTAACAGTTCCTACTGTTCCATCATTGATAAATGTTCCTCTATTTGGTGAGATGAATGCAATTGCATCCTTTCTTGTTTCAGCGATTTGTATTAGTTTGTTTGCTTTTGCCTGAACAGTTGATCTTGTTCCTGAAGCAGAACCCATCAATAAGAAATCTATCTCAAAGTTTTCAGTATTTTCAAACAACTCATAACCTGTTGATATCTCTCCAAGAGTAGCAGTTAATGCACCAGATGCAGTAAGACTCGTTCCACCCTGATAATTAACACCACCTGCTAATGTATAAGTGTTGCTTCCAGAACCTGCGAATGAAATACCTTCAGCATCCTGATCCCAAGCGATGTCTGTTGCTGGAGTAAATCCAGAACTAAAGTTAGTAGCAACGACACCTGCTGGTTGTGATCCACCAAATACATTTGTTGATGTATTATAAAGATATTTTCTCCAGTATGCTGTGCTACCCACAGAGTATTCAGCATCTTTTGCTTTCGATAGTGAAATGTGCTTCTCTAAAATTGTTCCTGCATTACCAGTAACTTCTCCAGCACCATCAATTACAAGAACATGAATCTCGTCAAATCTTGAGTTTCTTGCTGCTGCATAACTTGATGTACCTGGTCTTTCAACTATTGAGTTCCAAGTAATTGTTGATCCAGCACCAGTAAGAGTGAGTGTCTGCTCATCAAACCAATCTCTTGAACCAGTGAAAGCAGTTATAATTCCACCTGTGCTTGTGGTAGTTACAATTCCAATAGTAGTATTATTTGAATCATACTTAAATTGATATGTGCCTGATTGTTGATAGTCAACTGCTGTTTCAGTTCCTGCTGTTGATACATGTGAAACGAATTTAACAGATATCTCGTCATTGGTACTATCTACTTGTGTAATAATACCTTTGAAGAATCCAGATAATTCTGAAGTTGAACCTGATCCAACTAAAACTGTTCCAGATGGTACTTGTTGGGTAACACCCATACCAACTGTGATAGTACCAGTTGCAGGACCATCTATGTCTACACCAGAGATAACTTGGTCAGCAAGTCCATCAATTGTTGCTACTCTTATTCCATTCCCCCATGAACCAGGATTTCTTGCTGCGAATGTAACACCAGTGATTGTGTTATTATCGTACCCTAATTGATTATAGTGCTCTGTGCTCTTGATTTTGAAACTAGAACCAGAACCTGTGTAAGCATTTCTCAAATCAGTATCGTCTGCTCTTACCACCCTCATATTTCCACCATATGCTAGGTAAGAAGAGGCAACTAACCAATCTTCATAATGCTTGTCTGTCTCGTATGGTTGACCAAAGTTGTTTAGTAAACTTGCTTCATCTGTTACTAAAACTGGTGTACCGACAGGTCCTTTAGCAAAGGGAGCAACAAGTGCACCAATTGATCCAGAGGTAGCGTCTACTCTACCAATGGTTAAATCAACCTCTCTAACTACGATACCAGGAGATGCTAAATTTAACGCCATCCCTTACTCTCCGAATCTCAGATTTATTTAAAATTATTTAGTTAAAAGGGTATTTTCATTGGGGAAACAGCACATGAACATTACCAATCTGGATAATACCACTCCTTTTCTTTATTATTTGATTTCCTTCTCTTTACAATTCTCTTTATAGTGCATATCTTACACTCATAAGAATAGGCAGATGGAATATCTCCTCTGCCTTTTCTAGTTAGATAATATCCATCAATCAAATCCTTTACTTCACCACATACTCTACACTTTCTCTCTTTCAGTAAAATATGTTCTAGATCAAATTGATCATCTAAGTCCATTAGATACCATTCCAGAAATTGTCTACAGGTTGTGCATTTCTAGATGCTATGTATAATGCTACGTTACAAAAGAACCATAGGATGTTTGTTACCCATGCCTGTCTCCAACAATATTTCCTATTTGTCTGAACAATGAAGAGTTCTTCTTCAGTTCCTGTATTTTTTACAAACTGTTCTAATATTAATGAAATCACAAATCCGATTGCGAAAACATAAAATAAAAGATTTAAAAAACCTGCGTTAAAAAGTAAAAATGAAATCATCTGTAGTCCCACATGTAAGAGCGATCACCATATTCATCAGTATGCCATCTATCTCCGTCTGAGTCAACAAATGTATCGTCATCCAGACCATCTGATATAAAACCGAAAGGAGCCATGTCCTGTTCGATTTGATTTTTTTGTTCTTCATATATCCTTTTTCTTATATCATTATCAGTCATCTCTTTAAAGTAATCCTGTGCAACTAACCATGCAAAGATTACAAGACACATTGCTAGATCATCGTTACATCCTTCTTCTGCCTCAAAAGAGTTATGTTTTTGAGCAAATGTTGTGAGTTCAGAAATAATCTCATAGTCACAGGTCAGTAACTTATCATCTTCAATGAGTGTTTTTAAATTACTACATCCTAATTTTTTGACTGCTGCAGTCATTCTAACACCTAACTGAGACTTCTTACCTGAGAAACCCTGACCAACTACCTGACCATTTCTACCTCTCATCGAAGCCATCAATAGGTTATCATATTCAAGGTCATATTGCAAGATGCTTGCTACTTGATCTCCAATATCATTTACCTCAATCAAAAGAAATGCATTGTTATATCCTTTTGCTACACTATGAATGATATTAGGAAACAGCATAGGTTTGATTTCGTTATTTCGATATTT